CTTCCGATCTGGGCGTGTCATCGTAGTCAGGACAGGATTCGAACCTGTAAGTGATAAGTGGATTTTACTTGCCCACACATTGCGCATACCATTCCGCCACCTGACTATTTTATTATGGGTAGTAGTCTGTATTATAATCGTCATTCTTTTTTTGTCTATCACTTTGTCCTGAAAAATCATCACCATCTTTCTCTCTATAAATTATAGAACAAATTATAAACCATACTATAAATAAAATAAACAAAATAAAAATAACATTTACAATATATGTTACTACCATAATATTAATTTTTGTAGTCTCGGAGGAATTCGAATCCCCAACGTTCTCCTTAGAAGGGAGACATTCTTCCATTGAATTACGAGACCAAATAATAACAGCAATCATGTCTCCTCGAGTCTTGAAGTCTGACAGGCGGCATGATGTTCAATACATGTTTCGACGATTGCAACTCCACACACATATTCAGCTGTATATCGAGCGGAAGACCGAGTACGATTCGGCAACCTCTACTTTGGCAAAGTAACGCTCTACCGATTGAGCTACTTCCGCATTAAAATAGGAGTGTGTTGTTACACCAAGATACGAGGCTCGTTACGACCTACGTGCGATATCCCATAACGATTTCCTAGGATATTGACTTTTTGTCTGTACGCTCCCACAGGGGGGACAACTCTTTAAAGGATGGCTACTTCCAAGCCCACCTCCTCCTATTTTTGAGGTCGATCTCGGATTCGAACCGAGGTTTCATGATTACAAATCAAGTGTTCTAGACCAGCTGAACTAATCGACCTTGTGTAGCACTAGAGAATTCTGAGATCTCAACTTCCTCGATATGAATGAGGCGCTCTGCCTTTGAGCTATAGTGCCAAATTAAACACTGTTGGGATACCCGTCTCGTCCCAATCTTAACGGCTTTATTGAAGTTTTACGATGCATCGGCCGAGGGTGCTACTGCTTTTTTCTCATTCGGTTTGTCGACAACCAGCCTGAGAGTCAGTCAGTGTTTTGTTGCGGTGGGCTAGATTCGAACTAGCGATTTTGACCTTATGAGAGTCACGAGATGACCACTTCTCTACCCCGCAATGTATTAATTTCTTCCTTTATACCAATTTTCTGGTATTTTAGAATCTTTTTTTATTTTTTGATCCTCAACTCCATTTGTGATCCACATCGTTCCATGTTGAGAGTTAGATGATCCACTTTGTTTTAATGCATTTGCGTTACCTATTTTTGTTTTTGTTTCTTCTGAATGGGTCTTATTAGTGAACGTATCATATTTAATTTTACCCTCTTTATGTAATCTTTTAAATGTCTGAGATCCTAGTACTACAAACTTATCTCTATAATCTTTAGATTTCCACATTAATTTAAGTCGCTTAGAAGCACCTTTTTTCATTTTTTCATGATGATCTTCATTAAAAATACCACCTACTCCGCCGGGAGCCAAATTCATACACATCGGGTCTTTTAGTAAACCTTCATTCACCAATTCTCTTTCTCTTTTAGCTAACGATTCTCTATCGTTAAATAATTCTAAGATCTCTAATTTAAAATTCTCTCTACCATATTTTCTTATAGATCTTCTAAGTTTGTCTCCGCTTCCTAAATAACCATCATTAAAATTAGAAGTCGAATGCATTCCTATGTAGTACTTTCCATTATTAAGATTTGTTGTCTTGTAAATGAAATGGTACTTGTGTTTTTGTCTTGGCATATCTATTATTTATTATAAATATGTTCAAGGTACAAAAAGTGACCCGGTAGTGATGACGAGACTCGAACTCGTAACCTCGATGGTATAAGCATCTTGCGCTAACCATTGCGCCACACCACTAAATTATATTCTTTTTATATTCTTTGCTCGATATGTATCAGTTTGTGAATGACAATTAGGACATAATATTCTTAAATTTTCCAATTTATGATTGGTCCTATTCCCATCAATATGGTCTAATTCCATATTTAATTTCTTACCATTCCATTCTTCAATATCACACACAGAACATTTATTTTCGATTATTTTTTCTTTTAATAATCTATTTTTCAATTTGAACGTTTGAAAATGTGGATGTTTACCTTCCAAAATTTCTTGTAAATCAATTTTAGGTGGAACGATTTTTGTCATTCCCTTTCCTGATTGATTTGTCATATAACAATCAAATTTAATTGCGTACCTTTTAAAGGTATTAAAATGTAAATCTAATTTAACTGCAGCTTCTGCCATAGAATTAGATTCTTGACAAACTTGTCTAAAATGTTTTTCATCTATTTGTTTCATACTAATAAATATGAGACATTTAAGAAAAACACTCCAACGTGTCTATCTTTTTTTGTACCCCCAGTCAGACTCGAACTGACACGGACCTTACGGCCCACTTGATCTTAAGCCAAGCGTGACTCCCAATTCCACCATGAGGGTATTAAAATACTACCTACTCTCCACTGTAGTCACCATCCACGTCATGCGCTGGTTGAACTAGCAGGTAGTTTTTAGCGGTCTATCACGGACTCGAACCGAGACGTCTTCTCATAGACAGTGAGACATGTTAACCATTACACCAATAGACCGATTGTACTCCCGACGAGAATCGAACTCGCATTTTCAGATCGAAAATCTGACATCCTAACCATTAGATGACAGGAGCATTTGTTTATTGTATAGTAAATATAATCTATAAAATTGACTATATGCACTATATATTTTCTGTGCCGCCGGTAGGACTCGAACCTACGAACTCTTACGAGGAGGAATTTACAGTCCCTTGCAATTGCCACTATGCGACGTCGGCTTATTTGCGCTTTCGGAGAATTACGATATCTCGACCTTGAACTTAACAGGTTCCTGCTCTGCCTCTGAGCTACGAAAGCGTATTGTGCTTATGGGAAGACTCGAACTTCCAACTTCACGCGTATCAGGCGTGTGCTCTGACCATTGAACTACATAAGCATATAGTGCGGAGAGCATTGCATCGAAGCAAATACCTTTTTAGGGTACCACACGCTTAGCAGGCGGTGACAGCAACCTCACTGTTTTACTCTCCAGATTTGATAAAAGCAAAACCAGTCTAACCGAGACATAATCTTCTATCTGCCTGTTACGTACCAGGTCTTATCATGGGGCCGGGGTCTATCACGGTATCGAACCGAGTTCTTAAGTGCCACAAACTTACGCTTCACCTTAAAGCTTATAGACCCATGTAAAAAAATCTCCTATGTGCTACCCCTACCGGTCCCAGGTTCGGCGGTTAAAAGTCAGGTACGTCTTTTAGTCACCCAGAGATTTAGCGGAGAGTGACGGACTCGAACCCCCACGCCGTGTTACCGACTTCACTGTTTTCAAGACAGCTAACTACTCCTTTAGGACTCTCCAATTTATTGATGCTACAGAAGGGGTCGAATTAATATAGATATGGTTGTCCCGGAAGGAATCGAACCTTCATCTCCAGAGCCAAAATCTGGCATAATAACCGTTCTACTACGGGACAATTTTACAATTATTGAAATGCCACCTTTTCATAGTATTCATCGATCCTTCTTTATTACAAAAAGGACACTTTATTTTTTCTCTTTTTAAACCTTTATTGTGAGATATATAATCAGCTTTTCTTGTCTTAATAAGTATAGCATTTCTTATCTTCTCTTTTGTTTCTGCAGAAAGACCGTCTTTAATATTCTTTCTAGATCTTGAGGCCTTTTTTGCTATTTCCCTATGTGCTTCTTGATCTTTTTTAGAAAAATGATTTTTAGACATTTTTAATTTAACTTGTTCGCTGAGCTTTTTTCCTTTGCGCTTTTCTTGTATTTTTTTTCTTGATTCTTTACTATGTTTCTTATTAATAAAAGTTAGACCATTTTTTTCTCTACTACCATATCCTCCGCCTACCATAATATTATAAACATCATTATTTTGTATAAATTCTTTAGTGACAATTTCTTCTTCTCTCTTTAACATTTCTTCTTCACTTTGTAATTCTTCTAAAATTTCTTTAGTAAAATTTTCTTTACCATATTCTCTTATTGCCTTTCTTATAAGAGTACCAGAGCCTAAATACGTATCATTTATATTTTTAGTTTTGTGCACTCCAATATAAAAAGTTCCAGTTATAATATTAGTGATGCGATATATTATAAAGTGCATATAAGTCTATTTTTTATATAAATATGTTACCATTACACTATGTAGCAGTTTAAAACTACGCTAAACCAATCCTTCGTTAGTGGGAACGGCGGGATTTGAACCCTCATATTAGCCCATCGTAGTTAAAAGTTAAGTGGCAGGTAGTCAGAATCGAACTGACATCTCGAGTTTGGAAAACTAGAGCACTAACCGTTGTGCTATACCCGCAATTGTTGTAGAAGATGGGAATTTTGAAATCCCGACCCTCGCCATGTAAGGGCGATGCTCTGCCTCTGAGCTAATCTTCTAATTGTCAGCTGTTTAAGGTACAGCTGCGACTCAAACCTGAAAGTTAGTTTATATGGAAACCTACTTACAATTTACCGGCGTGGAGAAGGTGGAACTCGAATCCACAACCTCATGCTTGCAAAGCACGTGCTCATCCACTAGAGCTTCATCCCCATTTCAGTCGAAAAGCCCGGACTCGAACCGAGATCCCATGGTCCCAAACCACAGATACTAACCATTGTACTACTTCTCGATAATTAAGAGGTCAAGGTGAGAATTGAACTCACGCCATAGATTTTGCAGATCTATCGGCCGCCACGACCAACTCGACCTTATTCGTACTCTCGGAGAGACTCGAACTCCCAACCCCTTCATCCGTAGTGAAGTGTTCTAATTCCATTGAACTACGAGAGCAAGGTGCACGGGTAGTAGGATTCGAACCCACAATAGCGCTTTTGGAGAGCGACGTGATACCATTTCACTATACCCGCATATAATACCAATATGTCAATGATCTATTTTGGCCTAATTTTATTATGCCATTTAATGTTAATCCAGTAAGTCCAACGACCATGGGAATTTGTAACATTTTCAAAAATCAGTGTTTTTTTCATCCACTGTTTTTTATTTTTAGAAACTAATTTCCAATTAGGATATTTTTCTTTAGCTTTGCCGTTGTAGTCACTTTTGTAATAACATTTCCAACTATCATTCTCTGAATGTGGACCATGCCATTTGCAATATGAGCAACGAGCGTGTCTTTCTTTGTGTACCTTGTTATAAACACTTCTGTTTACAGTAGTGGTATACTCTTGAATAGATTTCATTTGTAAGGGTTTTAGTCTTACAAGGCATCAAATATTTTTTTCATTTTAATTTAGTTTTATTTTATCTATTATGTACCCCCGGTGGGACTCGAACCCGACAACCCCATGGTTAAAAGCCACGTACTCTACCAATTGAGCTACGAGGGTATCTACTTTTAGTACCCCCACCGAGACTCGAACTCGGAACCCACTGATTAAGAGTCAGCTACTCTAGCCAATTGAGCTATGGAGGTAATTAATATGTTTTCGTTTTCGTTTCATTGTTTTTATAATTTGTGTGGTACCCCTCGGTTCCGACCCGAGTCCTGAAGATTTTCAGTCTTCCGCTTCTACCAAGTTAGCTTGAGCACCAATAAAAAAAGCCCTGATTTTTTGAACCAGGGCTTTTGTAATTTCTTTTTATTTAGAGTTTATCCTAAATTAGTATCACATAGCCCTGGTATTTTCGGTTTGCCTTGCACGTCCGCATTAATCGAACTAAAGCAATACCCCACCAGCAACGTACTTCTACGTTCGTTTTGCCAAGTTGCTGTATGTGTTAATATTCGTGCCATGATTAATTTTACGTTTTCT